AGATCTTCGTATTATTGGTAATGAATATCGTAATGAAGATTTTACCGCACGAGAAGTTGGACTTGAAATATACTACAACGCGCGTAACCATCAATGGTCTACTACCGAACTGCGTGAAAGGATACTCAATGAATCCGTTTGAATACCTTAATGCTATCAATACTACAAAGAAAGATATAATGGTTGATGACTTGTCTGAGAAATCATACAATGCATTCATGGTAAACCGCTCTCTTTCTTACTTCCATGATACCATTCTACTTGCTAATGAGATGAATAGATATCACCACCTAGATAATAAACTCCAATTTTCTTTTTTGATAAATACTGTTAGAAAGAGGAAACGTTTTAGCAAATGGGCTAAACCGGCAAATCTTAATAACATTGAAGTTGTTAAAGAATATTATGGCTATAGCAATGAAAAAGCACGCCAAGTTTTGACAATATTATCAAAAGAACAAATTGAAGAATTAAGGATGAAGGTGTATAAAGGTGGAAGAAAGTAAACCAATTGAGTGGACACCAGCAATCATGCTGGAAGTTACCCTCAACGAACCAGATGATTTTCTAAAAGTAAGAGAAACTCTAACTAGGATTGGTGTGGCATCACGCCATGACAACAAGCTATTTCAGTCTTGTCATATTCTACATAAGCAAGGACGATACTTTATTGTCCACTTTAAAGAGCTATTCCTGTTAGATGGTAAACCTTCTAATCTATTAGAGAATGATATTCAGCGACGTAATACTATTGCAACATTGCTCAGTGATTGGGGACTAGTAGAGTTTTCTCAAAAAGAAGCATTGCAAAAGGCACCGCTGAGACAGATCAAAGTTGTATCTTATAAAGAAAAGGCAAAGTGGGAACTATGCCCTAAATACAACATTGGCAATAAATAATTCAAATAAACGAAATTAACTGTGTACATCCTTATTCATTTATGGTATAATAGCACTATAATGAAAAAAAAGGAGAGATTTATATGATGAAAGAAAAAGTAATACTTACTGACTGTGATGGAGTCTTAGTTGACTGGGTTCATGGTTTTACCAAATGGATGGATAGCTTAGGATATAAGCGAGCATCCCCTGATATTGTATCTTATGATATGGAAATAATGTTTGGTATAGATCGCGGAGAATGTAAAAAACTTGTAAAGCATTTTAATACTAGTGCTGACATGAGATTTCTTTCCCCACTGCGAGATTCAATTAAATATGTACGTAAACTACATGAAGAACATGGATATGTTTTCCGCTGTATTACAAGCTTAAGCCTTAATCCGGCCGCAGCTGAATTGCGAAAACAAAATTTAGAACTTCTATTCGGACCTACTGCGTTCGAGGAAATAGTATGTTTAGATACTGGTGCAGATAAAGACGACGCACTAGAACAATATAGAAGTAGCGGATGCTACTGGATAGAAGATAAACCAGAAAACGCTGATTTAGGTTTGCGCATTGGTTTAAACAGTTTGCTAATTGCACACGGATTTAATGCTGACTATAAGGGATTATGTCCACGTGTAAAAAACTGGAAAGAAATTTATAACATTATTACAGGATAAATCATGAGTGATATTAAAATCGTCCGTATATCTACTGGCGAAGAACTACTATGCACCGTTGACTCAAGTAACAAGGATCATTTGACTCTATCAGATGTTGCTATCTTGATTCCAACAGAAGCTAACTCTTTAGGTCTAGCGCCGTTTATGGCATATTCAGATGCTAAGGATGGAATGGAAATTCCACGAAGCTATGTTATGTTTATGGTAGATCCAGTAGAAACGCTTAAGAAGCAGTATCAAACAATGTTTTCGAAAATCATTACAAATGAATCGAAATTGATTATCTAAAATGTATAAATAACCTTGGAACGCAGAGTATCTGGTTCCTTTAAAATATCTTGCTTGCAAAAGGAGAAAATTATGACAGGCAAATTTAACACTACACTATTCCCTTCATCCGCTTTCGTTGGATTTGATCATCTACTAAAAGAACTGGATCATGTTACCAAACATGCCCACGATCACTATCCGCCCCATAATATTCTAAAGACTGGTGAATCCGACTACCTCATTGAATTAGCGGTAGCAGGTTTCAGTAAAGATGGTATTAACATCGAAATGCATGAAAGGACTCTCACTATCACAGGTGAGCATGTGAAAAAAGGTCGCGAATACGTTCACCGTGGTATTTCCACGAAGAAGTTCAAACGTACCTTTAGGCTGTCTGAACACGTGCAAGTGCACGGAGCTGACATCATCGATGGTATCTTAGCAATTGAATTGAAGGTTATCATTCCTGAAGATCAGCGTCCTCGTAAAATTAATATTGGAAAAAACGAGGAATCTACCAATGACACAACTAATACTAACACAAGCGAATTTCTTACAGAACGCAATTAGAGCTCTGTTTGAACTATTTAAAGATCTGAACACAGCACGCAAGGATACGTCAGAAGCAAGGAAAACTATTAAGGAGCTTAATAAGCTAACTGATAAAGATCTTGCAGATATCGGCCTATGTCGTGGAGACATCTGGAACGTTGCTCATAATAAGACTGACGATTTACGGAGACGTTTCTAATGACTGAAGCAGTAATGAAATATGCCTTTGCACCAGTGGGTGGACTCTTTAGTGGATTCAATAGCTTCTTCCTATCCGTAGGAAAAGCACGAGCTGCATCTGAGCTTTCTAGAATGGGTTACCATGAAGAAGCAAAGTATCTAATGCTGACTGATACGAAAGACTTGTAAGTCATAAAAAACAAAAAGTATAATGTGGGGGCTTATATAGGTCCCCTCATTTTTTTAAACAAAAAGGAATAAAAAATGAAACATGTAATTTTAGCAGCTGCTGCGGCTGTAACTTTTGCAGGTGCTGCTGCAGCCGAAGGTTGGGAACGTCCAGCTGTAATCGGCAAAACTGAGTATAATGTAACAACTGAAAAATGGGCATATGATGCTGGTGTAAAAGTTGATATGCTTGGTGTAATGGTAACACCTAAAGTAAAAGGTGCATATTCAAGTGCTTCAAACTTTGATTTTGTTGGATCAGAAGTAAACGCTTCTTATTCAGTAAACGGTATGACAACTGCATATGTTACAGTTACTGCTGATAATGACTGGAAATATAAAGATACGACAGTAGGCGTAAGCTTTAGTTTTTAACACTGTAAGACTCCCTTGTATAAATAAAACATACGTACAAGGGAGTCAAACAATGTATGAATACAAATGCACAATCGTGCGAGTGATCGATGGGGATACAGTTGATGTAGACATCGATCTAGGATTCGGTATTATCATGGCAGATGAGCGAGTTCGAATCATGGGTATTGATACACCCGAATCACGTACAAGTGATAAAGTAGAAAAGCTATTTGGTAAAGCTGCAAAGGCTAGATTACAAGAGCTACTTGGAGAAACAAGTATTCTACGCACACAAATCAATAAAAATGGTGAAGACATGAAGGGCAAGTTCGGCCGGGTACTTGGTGACTTTGTTGCTAAAGACGGAAGAATGGTCACTGAAGTTATGACAGAAGAAGGTCACTGCGTACCTTATACTGGAGGATCTAAAGAAGAGACACATGCTGCACACCTTGCTAATAGAGTAAGATTATTAGGTGAAGGTATTGTGACTCAAGAACAAATAGATAAAGTGAAATAAATAATGAAAACAAAATTATGGAAAAAGGTAAGTAAAATGGATTTAGGTAACCCTGTTATTACTGCGCTTGTTGGCTTAGTTATATTTTATGTCGGACTCAAAACATTCTCAGGTGGAATGAAATCAATGGGTAATATGGAGCATCTTAATTGGTTTTTAGGTAATCCAATTTATATGTTCTTCGGCGGTATTATTATGACACTTCTATGGCAATCATCGTCACTATCTACTACAGCGATTATTGCCCTAGTAGCGGCAGGTGCACTTCCACTGCCAGCAGCAATCGCTTGTGTATTAGGTGCAAACATTGGCACAACAGGAACTATTTGGATTGCAGGATTGCTTGTATCTGATGGTATGCCAAAGGGAGATACCCTACGAATTGCCATTGCACATACTGGTATGAATCTGCTTATGGCATTAGCATTGCTACCATTTGTAGGTCGCATCGGTCAATTTTTATTAAAAATAACATAAAATAATTGTGTACATTACGCTTCTTTTGTAGTATAATGTATAAATAAGACGTAAACGTTGAAGCAACGTGAACACATACTGGACCGCGGGGCAGTACCGCGCAGCTCCACCACAAGTACATAATGTGTATTTTTGATGGGGCTGAACTAGGATCGACAGGTGTTGTAGTGAAGTGGAGTTTACCGGATGATCGCGCATAGATCAAACATAATAATTGCAAATGACAATTATAAACCATCTGGATTAGCACTAGCTGCATAATCGCGGGGAGCTGGCCACTTGCTTAGCAACAGGAAAGTGGCACTAATTTACTATGTACATATCACTAAATATGTGGTATAATTGACCTATTACATTATGGAGATCCAATTTGGAATTTTACACAAACGTTGCACGTTATGGCAACAGTCTATTATATCGTGGCTACAAAAACGGCCATAGATTTGAAGATCGGATTAGGTTTGGTCCAACCCTCTATCAAAAAGATATCAACGGAACTGCGTATGCCCTAGACGGCACACGTGTATCTCCTAAACTATTTGACAAGATGAGTCAGGTTAAAGAATACGAACAACAGTATGGCGGAATTAACGCCAAAGAATTGTATGGCAACAAGAACTATGTTGTCCAATATCTTCAAGAGAAGTTTCCTGATAATATAGAATTCGATCGTGATAGGATCAATGTGTCTACTATCGATATCGAAGTTGCATCTGACGATGGGTTTCCAGAGCCAGAGTTTGCAGAGTATCCGGTTATCTCTATTACAATCAAAAACAATATCGATGACATCTATTATATTTGGGGTCTTCATGATTATGATGTAAGTAAGTCTATCATGAAAGACTTCCCGGTCATGTATGAGAAGTGTGAATCAGAAACAGAGCTGCTTCTAAAGTTTCTCAACAAT